AGCAGTTAAAACAGCAAATTTTACAGCAGTTTCAGGAGAAGGATATTTCGTAAATACTGCTGGCGGTGCTATAACAGTTACATTACCAGCTTCACCTAGTAGAGGTGATTTTGTAGGTGTAGTTGATTATGGAAGTGCCGGTACAAACAATATTACAATTGCTCGTAACGGTTCAAACTTTAATGGAGCGGCCGCTGATAGAGTAACAACACAGACAAGAGCAGCTGAGGTTTATGTATATTCAGACGCAACTTTGGGGTGGACAGTTCAATCCACATCTATCGAACCAGCTGCATTTGTAGAAGCAACAGGCGGAACAACAGCTAATTCAGGCGATTACAAAATTCATACATTCAATTCATCTGGAAACTTTGTTGTTGCAAGTATAGGAAATCAAAGCGCAATAGTTGATTACTTAGTTGTTGCCGGCGGTGGCGGAGGCGGTGAAGGCGGCGGCGGTGCCGGAGGTTATAGAGAATCAAATGGCCTAACTGTGGCAGGGAACAGTCCTTTAGCAAATCCAACTGGTATTACAATACAAGCTCAAACATATCCTATTACAGTAGGTGCTGGCGGAGGTGGTCAAGCACACGCTAGTGGCGGATTAAAAGGTGCCAATTCAATATTTTCTACTATCACATCAACAGGTGGTGGTGGCGGAGGTCCTGCTCCAAACCCTAGAGTTTTAGGTGGTTCAGGTGGCGGTAGAGAACCAGGAGTTCCTGTCAGTTGCCAAAGTGGTAATCATCCACCAGTTTCTCCACCTCAAGGACAACCTGGCGGCGTACAAGGTAACAATAGTAATCCAGGCAGACACGGCGGTGGTGGTGGTGCTCTCGAAGCCGGATGTACTGACGGTTCATCACACGGTGGTGACGGTGCAGCTTCTTCAATTTCAGGTTCAGCAGTCACTAGAGCTGGCGGCGGTGGCGGTGGTTATAGTACCGGTGGTGCTCCACTAGGTACTGCTCCAGGAGGAGATGGCGGCGGAGGTAATGGTTCAACAACAAACGGTACAGCAGCTCCAGGTTCTAATTTAGGCGGCGGCGGTGGCGGAGGTTGGAACAATGGTGCCAACGGAAGTTCAGGTGTCGTAATACTAAGATACAAAAGACAGTAATTAATTCTTCAGGAACATAGTTCCTGTTTGACAATAAATAGGTTATATTATGAATAAATTATGTATAGTTGGTGGTGGAACAGCAGGTCTCATAACTGCTTTAATACTAAAGAGAAGATTTTCCTCACTTAAAATAGACATTGTAAAGTCGGATAAAATCGGTATCATTGGTGTCGGCGAAGGCACTACTGAACATTGGGCAGACTTTATGCTTCATATCGGTATTACCGAAGAAGAGCTAATCAGAGAAACTGGTGCTACTATGAAAGGTGGTATTATGTTTAAAGATTGGACAAAACATGACTATTATCACAATACTTACGGCTCTTACGCATACACAAAATTTGCTCATTATCTAGGTGGATATGCTTATGCTGTATCTAATAATTTAAAATCAAAAGAATACACCGACCCACACGCATGGAACAATTTAGTAACACCTTCAGACCCGACAAAACAATATCATTTTAACACTTTTAAATTAAATGAATTTTTGTTAAAAAAATGTAAAAGTTTTGATATTAATATTTACAATGATGATATAACAAAAGTTAATATTAAAAAGGGCAATATAGAAAGTATAGAAAGTAAAAAGAAAAAATACAAGTATGATTTTTATATTGATAGTACAGGTTTTAAAAGATTACTTATATCAAAATTAGGTGCAAAGTGGCAATCATATAAAGAATATTTGCCAATGAATGAGGCTATTGCTTTTCCTACAAAAGATACAGACGAATATACACCATATACAACAGCTAAAGCAATGTCAGCAGGTTGGATGTGGCGAATACCAACAAATGGCCGTTGGGGTAATGGTTATGTTTATAATAATAAATTTATAAATGCTGAACAAGCTAAGATAGAATGTGAAAAGTATCTAGGTCATAAAATAGAAATAGGCAAGAATATAAAATTTGAGGCAGGTGCTATTGACAGACCTTGGATAGGTAATTGTGTTGCAACAGGATTAAGTTCCAGTTTTATTGAACCATTAGAAGCTTCTTCAATAGGCACTTCTATACAACAAGCTTATATATTAATGCACATATTAATTAATTACTCTGAAAAAGATATACAACTTTACAATAAGAGGTTTAAATCAATTGTAGAAAATATTAGAGATTTTGTTTTATTACATTATATGACAGGTAAAAAAGATAGCAAATTTTGGAAACAATACAAACCAAATCTACCTTTATCTCTTAAAGAGAATTTAAAAACATGGCATAAAAGATTGCCTATGAAAGAAGACTTTGATGGTGAGTACATTTTATTTAAACCTGAAAACTTTTCTGTAGTATTAAAAGAGTTAAACTTATTTGATAAAAAGTCTATAAAAAAAGAATTTAATAGTTTATCGCAATCATATAAAGATTGTGTTTATGAGCAAGTTGACAGACAAAAATCATGGAATAATAATGTAGAAACCGTAAGTCATAAAAAGTATCTACAAAAAGTATGCTCTGGAAGGTTGCCTAAATAATTATATGAGTATATATAAATGATGATGAGGAACAAAGAATGAATTTAGAAAATTATTACTATTACTTTCAATCAGTATTACCACCTAAACTTGTTGATGATATATTAGCTTATGGCAAACAACATGAAATGGGAATGGCTGTAACAGGTGGTTCAGATGATAAAAAAAATCTTGACGGTAAAGGTAAATTAAAAAAGTCTGTTGTCAAAGACATTCAAAAGAAGCGTAAATCAGATGTTGTGTGGATGGATGATACATGGATTTACAAAGAAATACACCCATACTTACAAGAAGCAAATCAAAAGGCCGGTTGGAATTTTGAGTGGGACTTTTCTGAGTCTTGTCAATTTACCAAATACGGTGTTGGTGATTATTATGGTTGGCATACTGATAGTTGGAACAAACCATACATGAGGCCTCCATTAGAAGATGGTACACGACCAAGAGACCACGGTAAAATTAGAAAATTATCAATGACTATTTCACTTTCACATCCTGAAGAATACGAGGGTGGTAACTTTGAAGTGGATTTAAGAAACAGTACAGACTATGATAATGCACATCAAAGAAAAAATAGTAAAAGATTAGTAACAGAAATTAGACCTCGTGGTTCAATTATTATATTTCCAAGTTTTGTATGGCATAGAGTCACACCAGTAACAAAAGGTACTAGACACTCATTAGTAGTTTGGAGTTTAGGTCGTCCATTTAAATAGAGAAAGTATATTATGAGTAATGAAGCAATAGTAAATCATCATTTTCAAACACCAGTATGGTTGTTCGAAAAATCAGAGTGGGTAAATGAAGTAAATAAAGTATGTGACAAATATATTAAAGAAGCTTATAAAAGAGATAAGAAAGGTAAAAATGATTTTGGTCATTCTTATCATTCAAGACCTTTACACAGCGACCCTAAACTAAAAGAATTGCATGATTGGGTTGGCGCAACAGCTATAAACTTTTTAGATAGTATGGGATATAATATGGAAAATCATTCAATGTTCTATACTGAATCATGGGTACAAGAATTTTCAAAAAGAGGTGGAGGTCATCATAATTCTCATGTTCACGGTAATAATCATGTATCGGCATTTTATTATTTGAAATGTACAGAAAATACATCAAGGCCAACTTTTCACGACCCTAGAACAGGCGCTCAAATGATGAAGCTTCCAGAAAAAGACAGTAAACAAATTTCTATGGCAAATGACAAGGTAAATTATATACCTAAACCTGGCACATTAATTTTTATACCTGCTTATTTAGCTCACGAATATGGACTAGATGACGGTAAAGAAGATTTTAGATTTATACATTTTAACTTACAGGCTGTGAGTAAAGTTATATTAGAAGGAGAAAAAAAATGACACCTGCATTTAAGAAAAACAACTACATGGTAATTAAGAAAGCAATCGACCCAAAGATTGCTGAATTTGCTATGAATTATTTATTAATGAAAAGACAAATCGCAAGAACAATGTTTGACGAAAGATTTATTTCGCCATTTACGACAGAGTGGGGAGTTTGGAATGATAAACAAGCGCCAGAAACATATTCTCATTATGCCGATACAGTAATGGAAACTATGTTATTAAAAGTATTGCCTATAATGGAAAAAGAAACAGGATTAAAATTAATTCCTACTTATTCTTATACTCGTATCTATAAAAATGGTGATATACTAAAAAGACATAAAGATAGATTTAGTTGTGAGATTTCTACTACAATGAATTTAGGTGGCGATAAATGGCCAATCTATATTGAACCTAATCCTAAAAAAGGTAAAGATACAGATAACGGATATGAATCAGAATATACGGATGGGGTTAAAGTAGATTTAAAACCTGGAGATATGTTAGTTTATAAAGGAAACATTTGTGAACATTGGAGAGATAAATTTACAGGTACAGATTGTGCTCAAGTATTTTTACATTATAACAATGCAGCTACAAAAGGTTCTAAAAAGAATATGTTTGATGGCAGACCACATATAGGTTTACCGTCTTGGTGGCAAGGTAAAGTTGACCACAGTAATACGGATTTCTAAATATTAATATGGCTATCGAAGACAAAGTAAACGAAATTTTAGGACTAGAACCTGCTAAATCTCCTATGGAACAATTACATAAGGAAGAGGAGTTTAAAGCTCCGGTTGTTAGAACGGAAGAAAAAGAAACAGATGTCGATAATGACCATAAGAATAGTAGAGAACACTATTACAATCTTATAGAAAAAGGTCAAGAAGCTATTGAGGGTATTTTAAATGTTGCAAAAGAGGGTCAACACCCTAGAGCATATGAAGTTGCATTAGCTGGTATTAAGAATGTTGCAGATACGGTAGATAAGTTACAAGACTTAAATAAAAAATTAAAAGACTTAAAAGAATTACCAAAAACTGCCAATGCAAATATTAAAAACGCATTGTTTGTAGGGTCAACAGCAGAGTTGCAAAAAATGTTAAGAAAAGATGATGAAATTATTGAAAGCAAAACAATCACACCCGAAGAAACAGATATTTCAGATAAGTAAACTTGGTTATGTCAAAAACGGCATAATGTTACAAGACATACTTGATGGTAATGAAATGTTAGATTGTGTTGAAATAGAACACGACACAAATCCTAATTACGATAAAGAGTATTTTGTTTATAAAGGTAGTAGTCGTATTGAGGCGGCTGTTAAAATGGGTTACACACACATTGAGGGTTTTATAATATGAAAGAATACGAATTAGATAATATTACTCTAATGGGTGGTTGGTTTATACCAAAAAAAGTTTGTGACGACTTAAAAAAGTTTATGGATAAACAACCGTTAGTAGATGGTATGATGTATTCTACCAGAGGCAGCCAAGAAGTCGTAAAAGATTTAAAAGAATCAAAAGAGATTGCTGTTGATTTTTTTAATGAAAATGAGCCTTTTCATACATATAAAGTACACTTAGGTAATGTATTACAAAAGTATATTAAAAAGTATTCTCATATTGAATCTAATACACCATTTGCTTTGAGAGAAAAATATAATTTACAAAAATATCCTGTGGGTGGTGGTTTTAAAATATGGCATTTTGAAAATGATTTTAGTAGTAATTTAAATTGGCATAGAGGTTTAGTTTTTATGACATATTTAAATGATGTTGAAGATGGTGGTACAGAATTTTTATATCAAAACTTAACAATACCAGCAAAAAAAGGATTAACATTAATTTGGCCTGCTTTCTTTACACATACACATAAAGGTCAAGTTAGTAAAACAAAAGAGAAATATATAGCTACAGGATGGTTTAATCATATAAACCTAATATAAAAAAATGACAGACGCATACTTAGGAAATCCAAATCTTAAAAAGGTAAACACACCTGTTGAGTTCACTAAAGAGAACATCAAAGAATACAAGAAGTGTGAAAAAGACCCAATCTATTTTATGGAAAACTATGTTCAAATAGTTTCCTTAGATGAAGGTCTAGTACCTTTTAAAATGTATGATTTTCAAAAACACATTGTAAAAACTATACATGATAATAGATTTACAATATGTAAACTGCCAAGACAATCAGGTAAATCAACTACAACAGTTTCTTATCTGTTGCATTATGCTTTGTTTAATCCAAATTCTAATATAGCTTTACTTGCAAACAAATCATCTACTGCTAGAGATATATTGGGTAGAGTACAATTGGCTTATGAAAATTTACCAAAATGGATGCAACAAGGAGTTATCAATTGGAACAAAGGTAACATAGAATTAGAAAACAAGTCAGTCATTGTGGCGGCTGCAACATCTTCAAGTGCCATTCGAGGTGGTTCTTATAATATAATATTCTTAGATGAGTTTGCTTTCGTACCGGCTAATATTGCCGAGATGTTTTTCAGCTCAGTTTATCCTACCATATCATCTGGTAAAAAAACAAAGATGATTATTGTATCTACACCTCGTGGTATGAATATGTACTACAAATTGTGGATAGACGCAATCAATAAACAAAATGATTATGTGCCAATTGAGGTACATTGGTCAGAGGTACCTGGCAGAGATGAAAAGTGGAAAGAAACCACTATAAGAAATACCTCACCCGAGCAATTTCAACAAGAGTTTGAATGTGAATTTTTAGGAAGTGTAGATACTTTAATCTCGCCAGCAAAAATTAAGGCGACCCCGTACATTCCAGCTATTGAAAGTAAAAACGGACTACAAATGTTTAAGC